TGGATTTGACGATTTTTACATTTCCATTTTTAGATACATGTGAAATAAACTAACAGCCAATAAATCAAAAAAATTGAACTTGGCGTGCAATGTTCTTCAGTGTGATTGCTCAATCCTTTAAATTTCCGTTAGTTAAAGCATTAATTAGTTAATGTTTCATTTTTTTAGTTTACCAAGAATGGTACTAGTTGAGTTAAAATACACACGTTGCATAATATTATGTATTCAAAAATTCAGCACTTTTTGGTAAGTGGCTCGGTCAGGTAACCCTTGTTTTGAAGAATGAGCGTCTTGATTGAAGAATGAGCGTCTTGATTAAGGTATAGCCTTGTTGCCTTAGGACGTTGGCTTCGCATATAAAAATCGGTGAATACACTTAAGTCGTGAAATTTATTTTTGAACCATTATGATGGTTATGCAGATAAGCGTTTGCAGACGCTGCCGGCAAAGGTTGGTCCCGTTCATTTGCAGATGAGGGGGCGGGACCGGATAAAACAAATGGTGTGGAGAGTAAAATATGCCTAATCAGGTACTGGGCGCAGCTGCGTCTGGCGTAAACCCCGTAGTTATCTCTTCGAACGCTTCAGTTAGCGTTCCCGTTCTCATGTATCGCGATCAGCGTGTGATCACCACTGAGCTATTAGCCAGAGGCTATGGCACTGACGAAGCCAACATCCGTAAAAATCTTTCACGCAACGTTGGTCGTTTTGTTGAAGGGATTCATATCTTCACTGTGGATGGCGACGAGCTCCGCGATTTGCGAGTGACTAATAGTCACGCACAAATTTCATCCAAAACCAGAAGCCTGACGCTATGGACAGAGAAGGGCGCCGCGCGCATGTCCAAAATCGTCGATACGGATGAAGCATGGGCATTCTTTGAAGGGCTGGAGGACAGTTATTTTCGTCTCAGAGAAGTCGGCGGGCTTTTGCTGCCGGACATGAACGATCCGATTAAGCTGGCGCGCGCGTGGGCTGATGCAATGGAGGCGAAACAACAGGCCGAAGTGCTCACGCATCGACAGGCCCAGTATATCGACCACCTTGAGAACCTTTTCAGTGATGGGCTTTCGCCGGTTCAGTTCTGCAAACGACTGAACGGTGTGAACGTCAGCAGGGTAAGCGCATACCTGCAGGAGTCCAACTGGCTCTATGACGACAACCCTAACGGGAACTATGCTCACTGGCGCGTACGCTCTCAGGCGCGCGATAAATACCTCACAGAGAAGAGCAGCCAGATTAATCCGTCATCGGCGGCCAGCTTCACCAGCTACCAGCCCGTTCTGCTGCGTGAGGGCGCAGTGTGGCTTTATCGCCGCTATCTGAAAGGGCAGCTGCCAATGAAGCAGTCTTGGAATGGTGAATTTACTCATGACAAAGAACTGGCGGGCAACGCATGAGGGCGCTTCTCACACCGGAAGTGGCGCCGCGAACCGGGATAGTCCTGTTCAAGCCTGGCTCAGAACTGATGAGCTTGTTTCGTGGCCGCGTACTCATCAGCACGCCGACTGGTGATATGGCTGACCTGCCTTCAGGGAAAATCAACGATGGCAATCAGCCCTTACTGGATGATCCGCTGCTGAATTCCTTCTTCCGCCATGAGCGTGTTATTGCCGCAGCTGGTGGCTTTCCCGATCTTACTGTCTGGGTGGCCATGATTAACGCATGCCAGTGCGATGACGGCGACGGCTTCCACTTCCACGAAATGACTACGCTTGAAACAGAAGATGGCGTGCTGTCGCTCTGCTACCACCATGACAACAAGCTGCGCAATAACGGCGTATCTGGTGAGATGGAAGAGGTTGCCGCGGCGAACGTCGCAGCGTGGATCATTCACAGTGCGTGTCTCGATATGGGCCTGCATGCTAACCATACGCTGACCTTGCCCGAACTGTGCTGGTGGGCATCCATCAAAGACGTAATCGACCTTGTCCCCGAAGCGCCGGCGCGCCGCGTTCTGAAGATGAAGGCAGAGCAGGTGGCTACCGGCACGCTGAAGGAATCACTGATTACGCCAGAGCGTCCGGGCCGGGAAGTTTTGCAGGAGGCCGGGGAAGTCGTGAAGAAGGTTATCAGCCTGGCGGCAGACCCGGAGTCGCCTGAATCGTTTATGCTTCGTCCAAAGCGTAGGCGCTGGGAAAGCGAGAAGTATACGCGCTGGGTAAAAGCGCAAAAGTGCGCCTGCTGCGGTAAGCAGGCAGACGATCCGCACCACATCATTGGGCACGGTCAGGGAGGAATTGGGACGAAGGCGCATGACCTATTTGTGATACCGCTTTGCAGAGCGCATCACGATGAGCTGCACCGGAACATGAGGGAGTTTGAAAGCAAATATGGCAGCCAGATTGAGCTGCTGTTCAGGTTTCTCGATCACGCAATTGCAGTGGGCGTCATCGGGGCAGATAAAAAATAAAGGGTGTGGAGAAGGATTAGCATGAAAATTGAATCGGCGTTAAAGCATTTCAGCCCAAAGACTATGAACATCAGCGATACCTCGCGCGCTACGGCATCTGAAGCGCTGACGGGTACTGACGTGATGGGCGCCTTCGGCATGTGCCAGTCAAAATCTCCGTTAGGGGTGGCGGCCGTCCTGGCTAAAGCAGGGCTGGGCGAAGAGGACAAAACGCGCGCAGTTAATTATTTACTGGCTTATGCGCGTAGCTCGGTTCCCCGCCTGATCATTAAAGGTGCAGGCGCTAAGTTGCTTCCTTGCCTGACCGTGATGTGCAAGCTCGCCTTTGAAGAATATACCCGCTCCGCTGCTTCTCAGCACACCTGCCCTGATTGTGATGGCCGAGGCATTACCAACGGTCTGGCTAATGTGATGGTTCATCCTGGCTGCGGTGAAAATACCCCGCCTAAATACCGACTCGAGACAACAGAGCATCAGTGCGTGACATGTCACGGGAAAGGATTCATCAGCGCGCGCTGTCGTTGTAACGGAACTGGCCGCGTTCGCGACCTCGAACAGTCAAAGCTCAGCGGTTGCCCGGTTGAAAAAGAATGCGATCGCTGTAGCGGTAAAGGGTACAGGCGAAAACCATCCAGTAAGGCCTATAAAGTCGTCAGTGTGATCGTCCCGGATTTGCATGTCAGGACGTGGGAGCGCAACTGGAAACCTTTCTTCGACGCGCTGGTTTCAAAGCTGGAAATGGAAGAGAGCCACGCGGACGCAGCCTTCAAGTCAGTGACTCGATACTGATTATCCATGTGAGTAAATAAAAGAGTTGATTTTGTCGTAAAATGGATTAATATCTTTCCCATAGTGGGCTTTCTATACACGACGCTCACTACCATCATCAGTAAGCCCCGCCGCCCGGTGGGGTTTTTTATTTCCACACAATACCAAAGGCGCTGAGCGCAGACGCTTATAATGTCTGTCCGGGACTGCAAACCCGTAGCGCCTTTCATATTGTGATAAGTACAGCAAGATTAACCCTGTTGCCGACGGGCAAGGCAGTTACCGCGATTTGCGTCAGGGGCCAAAAAAAGCCCGCATACCGAAGGGGAAGCAACAGTAAGCGGGTAAAAATTCAAGTTTCACTCTGTCAACTTTCAAGGATTGACAGTGCTAATGTAGTAGTCATGACTTTTGGTTTTATGCAAAAAGTGCTAACCAATTAAATCGAAAAGCAAATTTACAAAGGCTCGCTTCGGCGGGCCTTTTTTATTCCCGCGCCACGCTCGGCGCATTACACCACAGAGCCTTTCAGGGGTGAGCCAGAGTGATGGTCAGTGTGACTATCTCTGTGGGCTGACTACTCCTGAGCGCTGGCTCACCCGCTAAAAGGAAAGTCACTATGTTTGGTTTCGGTAAAAAAGCACGTAAGGCAGTCAGCGATATTAAGAAGTTTGAGAAACGCGATCTTGCGCAGGCCGTAGTTAATGCTGCGTATCTGGTGGCGTATGCCGATGGTGAGTGTGAGGCCTCTGAGAAAGCGAAGATTGAGCAGGTACTTCGCAATCAGCCAGCTCTGGCGGCGTTCACTTCTGAAATCAACTCCATCAGCGCCACGATCGTCGGCCAGCTCGATACTAACTTCAAAATCGGGCGGCGCGCAGCACTTCGTGAAATCGAAGACGTTAAGCACGATACGCGCGAAGCAGAAGATGTGCTCGATGTCGCTGTAGCGATCGCTGAAGCAGACGGCGAAGTAGAGCCGGAAGAACGCAAGGTGCTGGAAGAGATCGCCAATGTTCTCGGCCTGCGATTGGAAAACCATCTGTAATGGCCCATTTGCGCTGGCTGGCGATAGCTGTACTGCTGTTTCTGGTTGTCGCCATCGACTTCACAAGTCGAATGATGTCTGTCCTGGCTGATGGCGCAATCATCTTTGTGGTGATTGCTCTTCTCTGGCCGCTGTTTAAAGCCACCAAATAGCTTTGTGCAAAAGGCATCTGCGGGTGCCTTTGACAGAAAGAATTCTAATTAGCCGGAAATTCCCGGTCCTCTTTTGGCGTCCTCCCAAAAACTTTGATATTTCCCCGTTGCTGTGTGGGGAGGGTCGCCATTTTCTAATGACTACAGACAGCACCGACCGTAATCACGGAGGTGACCATGAGTATCAACCATATGAGCAAACTAGCATCAGGAGCGGCATACGGTGCGGCAGGATCGGCTGTAGCCAATGGCGTGCTAACGCGACTCAGCCCGGATGAATGGAGTGCGGTAGGCGTTATTGCCGGTATTGTTCTGGCCCTGATGACGTTTGCTATCAACGCGTATTTTAAGCGCAAAGTATCTCTCGCTCAGATAAGGGCGCTGGAGCAGCGCGGCTATATCCCGTCCGATAAGCTGGGAGAGGAATAATTATGGCTATGTCAGCCAGCCTGCGTAACAAACTGATTGCCGCAGCGGGCGGCGGCTCAATGCTTATCGCCTCGCTCTTCATCGGTGGTAAAGACGGCGTAGAGGGACGCGTATACGAGCCTTACAAAGATGTGGCTGGTGTCTGGACGGTCTGTGATGGACATACAGGCAACGACATTATTAAAGGTAAGAAGTATACCGACCGCGAATGTGATCGCCTGCTGTGGAATGACCTGAAGCCGGTAAAGCAAACGGTTGATGGTCTGGTTAAGGTTCCGCTGAATGAATATCAACGCGCTTCGCTCTACAGCTTCACCTACAACGTAGGCTCCGGCGCTTTCTCTAAATCGACACTTCTTAAAAAGCTGAATGCGGGCGATCAGGAAGGAGCATGCGAAGAGCTGCGTCGCTGGGTCTATGCCGGAGGCATGAAATTCAGGGGGCTGATGAACCGGCGCGACATGGAACGCTCAATGT